GACAGCAAAAAGGAGAAATAAAAAAATGAAGGCAAGTGATTTAATAGTTGGAAAAAAATATTGGTGTGTTTGGGCTCATAGCTATGGATGGTTTGTAAAGCTTGCAACTCGTAGATATTGTGGAAAGACAGAAACAGTTGCGGTATTCAGTGATGTGAGCGATGTGCTGATTGAATGCAGTGTTAAAAGTGTAGAACGTTGCGTTCTTGATAAATAATAAGATATACTGTTATACACTGCTACAGAATAACGCAAACACCTGTAGCAGTGTATTGGATCTAAATTTTAAAAAGCTAAATAAGGAGTTTATAGATTTATGGACAAAGAAAAATTATTAGAAATAATGCAGGTTCATGGTGATAAGTGTAAGGACTTAGCTGCAGCCATTGGTATGTCAGTTCCCAACTTTTCAACCATCTGGAATGGCAGAAGTGAGTTCTCTATAAAATACATTCGTAAAATTGCAACTCGTTATAATTTATCGGCTAATGAAGTGTATGAAATCTTTTTATTCCCGTGAAAATAAAAAGTTATAAAATATTTAAAAAAATAGTTGACGACCCGTCTATTTTGTGCTATACTAATATCAGTTAAGGGAAATACCTCTTAACTGTATCAACCAAGAGTAGGTGGAGAAAGGAGGTCATATGGAGAGCATGACAGATAAGCAAATGGAAGTAATTCTTAATCTCGTAGCTGACAAGTTTGCCGCTTGTAAGACTATGGATGAAGTAAAAAAGGCTATCAATGATGTTCGAGAGATGGCTAAAAAAGAAAAAACTAGCGAATAGCTAGAAATGAGGCAACAGGGGACGGTGGACTTACTCACACCGTCCTATCTGTTAAGAATAACATATCATAGAAATGGAAATCTTACAACATGAAAAATTGCAATCAGCGCACACTAAATGTCATGTTCCAAAAAGCAGGTTCAGGCTCTATATCAACGAGATTATCATTGCCAAAGGATTGGATTAATGCCATGGGTATAACTCCTGATAACAGGCAAGTTACAGCCACCTTTGATGAAGAAAAAAAAATAATCCACATATGGTCTGAAAAACAGGAATAACAAAAAGCCTTGCACTGGAAGTGAGTTATCATTCCCAGGCAAGGCCTTTTTAATTTATTTCACCACATCTCCATCGGAGCTTTTCTTTAAAATATCTATTGCCTTTGCAACCACTGATGGAATTGGAATTCCCATAAGCCCTGCATTCTCTATAATTGAAATGCTTTCATTTGCTATAAAAGCTATAATCACCGCATCCTTAATATATGTGGTTTTCATCACCACATCAAGCCTTACAGCAACTAAAACTATAAGTAGTGCAACACCCTTTCGACATAGCCCTTTAAATCCTGCACGTGATTCCAGTGCCCCACTTTCAGATTTCTTACTCTTTTTAAAAATTCCGGCAACTATAATCCCTGTCACATAGTCTACCGACATAAAAATTATAAGTGTAATAAGCGCCTCGCTCCATCCGCCAAACATAGTTGCTATAAATCCCCCTATCACTCCAACAATTGAATATAAAACATTTGCTTTCATATGAATCCTCCTATTCTATAAGCTCATACTTATCAAATTCCGGTGCCACTGTATCATATTCTTTCTGATACTTACCTTTATTATCTACCCAGTAGTAAAGTTCCTTATCAGAATCCTTTATATATCCACTTTTCGCCATTACACCACTACTTGTGAGATAGTAGTCAGCACCATCAACATTTATCCATTGTCCACTAAGCATGGCTCCGTCTCGTGGATTAAGATAATACCATTCATCATTTTCCTGTTTAAACCATCCTGTGATCATATAACCTGCTTCATCTGTCACATACCATCTATCACCGGATTTTATCCATTGACCTTTTAATACCACACCGTTAAGCTCATATATCCACTTGCCATCAAACTGTACCCATCCTGTAAAGGAATTCTTTTTATGCATCTCACAAGCCTTATAAGCACACCAGCTGGTGAGTTGCTCACACCAGTATGCCGGATGGTTGCCATCACAATTTTCCTTATACCATTCTCCATACTTGGTATAGTTATTTCTACCCACATTGGTATGCTTACCGTCAAGACCTGCATTGCTCGCCTTTTCCTCATAGCCTATTTCTTCACAAGCTACTTTTACAAGTTCTTCAGCTGTACAGGTGTTGTCCCCAAACAGTGGACTACAAAAACAATTGATTCTATTAGTTCCTCCCAACTCTGCTAATGTGAAAGAATATTTTTTTCTTGCTACACATCCACCATTTCTATCAAAACTTACAGAACTTGTATTACCTTCCACTGTTTCAATACTATATCTGTCTCCACTCTTTTCTACAGATACAACAACTCCTACATGTGCCACTCTGCCAAGGCTCTGACTATAAAAGTATACTTTATCCCCGATATGTGGTTCTCTACTAATTCTTCCTTGTCTACTTAGTAAAGCTTTACCTGCCAGAGTGAACTGCGAGTAATCTCCACCCATAAGCTTTTTGCCTGCTAAAAACGCATTCAACATTATTTACCTTCTTTCTGCATAAAAAAGAGAGCATGTTATGGCTCTCTAAAAACTACTTAATATTCTATTAGTCTTACCCTATGGAGTTAAGCCTACGGGTGGCATAAGCATAGGAGACGCACCAACACCATCAATTGGGCTTCCCAATTGCACAGTTGCAAGGTCATATGTCCTAAAACTTGCATTTTCTCCAGGTGCAAGTCTTAAGCACGTAAAGTTATTTTTAAATCTAACTTTCATATTACCATCACCAAGTTCATCATTATTTAGTGCTGCAGGTACAGCACCATACTCTGCTTTTACACGACTTGTATTAATACTTACCCACGTACCATTAGATAAGTCTTTGTTACACTTTGCTACTTTAACATAATTCGCAACATTCGGATTATCAGAAGCATTTATTGTCTCTTCTTTTTGGATGTAAAGAAAAGACTGTCCATAGAATTCGTTAACATACATTGATATATCTATCTGTGCCAATTGATATGATCCAAGCACAATAGAGTGGAATATTTTATTCAAGGAATTTCCCTCCGAAGTTCCCATAAACTGCCCACCTGACACAATATCATTTTTTAATCGCTCACTTCCAACTCTAATATTTTGTCTGCCTTTACCAAACACATTTTTTAAATCTGTAGTCTTTGCAAATAAAATAAGTAAATCAGTAATCACATTCAGTATTGCACCTTGTAAAAGTCTATAGCCACGAAGCAGCTCATCACCTTTCCATAATGATACAGCTCCAAATAAATGTTGCATTTGTGTCTTATTCCCCACAAATACACCGGCTCCTGCTATACTCGTTAGAAATACATTGTTAGTATCTCCTGTACCGGTTTTCGACTTAAAAATGCTCATAACACTATCAGCTAACTTCGAGCCATAAAACATTGGCAACCAAACTCCTTCTACCTCTTCAAATTTACTGCCGTTCCACTCTCTAAATCCGATAGCCTCAAAACCTTCTCTTTTTTCAAAGCTGAACCACACATATCTATCATCTCCATAGACTTCCTGTCTTGTGTATACTCTCGGAAGCCATGAGTATGCACCACCCGGATACCTTGCATTACTTACATCTGAAGCGGTTCCATCCAGCCTCTTTGTATAGTCATCCTCATTCAACCTGTAATCACCAATACCGGTTTCAAGTACCATCCAAGGTTTATTACCGGCAATCACGGGGAATTTTTTCCATGAACCATAATTTACTTTGCTTTGATCCAAATCCTGTGTAATTGGAGTAAAATCCTTGTTTGCACCAATATACTCAATTTTTTTTGCAGGATTAGATTCCCTCATATGCTCCACAAATCCATATACCTGGTCATCTCTGACAATGTTATAAATTTTATCCTGTGTTTCTTTATCCGCCAAAAATACCTTTGCCATTATTCTTCCACCTCCTCATAGTAGAAAGCACCATTACTGATTCCAAGTTTATACTTTTTACCTGTGATATCATCTGTCAGAACGACTGTACTTACCTGTAGTGGTGCATCCATCCTAATTACAACCTTATCAGCATTTGAAACTTCAATTAAAAAATTTATTGCAATTGTAGATGGTAGCAAGTCGTTATAAGCCGGTAAATAGTCCCACTGATTATCATTTGCAATAGCAATTGCATACAAAATTTCACCTTCATCCGGGTCTTTTGCATATATACCCACCTCTTTGATATAGTATCCATTTTGCAAATTTCCACTTTCCTGCTTATTTGTAATAAGGAATTTTATAAAGACATTAGTGTCATTTTGTCTCTTTAATGCTACAAACTTAAACTCCTGTCTTTGTGCCTTTAGAGCAGTTCTTTGGGTTAAATCATCCGATATACTATAGCTTCCATCTCCTGATACCGCTTTAGTTAACTCTATCTTTGCTTTATTTACCTGTGCTTTGGCAAGCAAGGCAATGCCTTTTTTTGTCAGAACAGCCTCTTTAAATACTCCAGCCATATTTTCTTACCTCTCCTACCTGTTATAAATTACTATTTCCGGAAAGCTTATCGCTGCCACACCTATATAAGGCTTTCCTTTGACAGGCTCATCACGACTATTATAATTATATATGTTTCTTTCCGGCTTGCTTACTATTCCTGCACCCACATTTTCTCTCATTCCTACATTACGCAAAATTGTAATTCTTCTGATATGCGACCTTGCATTTTTAACTTTTTGAATGAGATTTGCAAAGTAGAGCATAAGCTCTTCCGTCACCCTTGCCGCTGTCTGAATCTCAAAAGTTCCCGGTGTATAAGGTGGATCCGGAAAATCAAACCATTCTACAACATCACCATCTCCAAAAACTGTGTTTATCAGCTCTTTAACGGCACTTGGAGTCCCTGCTTTCTGGTACCATACCAGTGCATTTTTTACAAGCTGCCTCTTTATATTGATTGGCAAGTTCTCATCATAATATTGTGTCCTAAACTCAAGAGCCATTAAATCCAATATATTATCTTCCATGTGGTCAATATCAGCGTATAGTAATGTCTGAATCGAGAACCTTATAATTTTCTCCATTGCCATCTTATATGCATAGCTGATAGCTACATTACTTGGCTCAGACGAAAGCACCGAAGGTAAAACGGAAATAAGTTCAGCATCTTCATACTTAATCATTTTCAAGACCTCCATAAGTTACTGTCTGTGTATCAACACCTGCCACTGAATTTTCATCAACCACTGTAAAAACAGGAGATGTTATGTCTGCTCTCTTTGCTCCTGCATCAATGATTTTTTGCTTTAAAATATCAGGATTGATATCTCTTCCAATTTCAGCTCTTTGCCATGCAATATACTCTGTTATTGCCTGAGTAACTTTCGCCTGTATTGTATTTGCCATTGATTGATCACTTTTATTGATATAATAAGTTAGGTTAATATTATATTTTTTTCTTGTAGGTGCAAGCACTTCAACTTTATCTGTCAGCGGCCTTATATTTTCTCCTGACAGATATTCCTTTAGTTTATGTATTGATTCAGCTTCAGGTATTGCACCGTCCTTTAAAAGATATCGTATCTGAACGACTCCCGGCTCGGGACTTGTAATTCTTACATTGCTGATATCAGAACTGTATTGCCTTGTAAAGTATTCATATGAGTCAACAGAACCGGCCGTTGAATAAGAAGCAGGAGCAATATAAATTCTTTGCCTGAGGGACTCATCTGACTCAATATCGGAGCCATTTTCCGGCTTAGTTATATTCTTTGCACTGTCAATAAATGCCACAATATCAACGATTGTATTGAGGTCACCAATATCATAATTATTAGTTGCTGCTCCTGTAGTCGTGCAAGTCGCTTGAACGTCTACATACTTCTTTCCTACTCCTATTTCTGTATACACATCTGTAGCAAAATAAATATTATCTCCGGCGGTCACCCTTGTCCCTTTAGGAATTCCTATCGCAGATACTCTTTGAGTGGTCATTGAAAATCTTATTGTAGTTGTAGCCCCTGTTGCAGGCTTCCTATAGATATGCTTTAGTGCTCCAAGGTTTTCCAGATAGTCACCTCTGCTGTACTTTAGAAGTCCCATCTTACCGGCATCATCCAAATACATATATCCCTGATAAATAAAGTATGCACCTGTAAGCAATATTATTCGCCTATCATCTGCCTTGCCAAGTACAATATCTTCACCTGTGATTTCCTTATATTTTTCTTTAAACCAGGCAATCATATCATCTGCAAGCTGCTCCATTGTATAGTTCTTCATAAAAGATATTTCAGGATAGTCTTTTATACTCTTTAGGTTACTATTCTCCACTGCCATCACCCCTCTCAAGGTATACTTTTATCTTTGTTTCTCCATCATTGGTATGCTTAAAATCTACACTGCTTACAGATACCCTTGGCTCAAATATTTCAACCTTTGCAACAATATCTGTTGCAATATCATTCTCAAGATCCACAGGGATTTTAGAAACATTATCAATTGATAGTCCTAGGCTTCTAATCAGTGGCACAGTACCTTCAGACAGTCTGAAGATATTATTCAAATTTCTAAGAATATCTTTGATTTCAGATTTGTCTACCTCATCCAAAAATTCAAACTGAAATTCATTCATATAGTCTCCCTATCTATATTCCGTCATTGTAATATCAAACTGTGCGCTTAAGAGCTCTCCTTTTTGCAACACAACACCAAAACTCTCCGACACTGCTGTAATCATAGCTTTAGAACATATATTCCGTCTTCCGATCACAAGTGGAGCTATCACTCCTGATGTCATATAGTTTATGAGTTTCTTTTCAAGCTTCTTAGGTGACATTCCCCTTGTAGCAATAACTTTTATCGTAAATGTTATAGCTTGAAGATTACTTCCCAGTAGCTCCACCAAAGGCTTGCCACCAATTACCTGATGTAGTGTAGTTCTGACTCCGAAATCCCTTTTAAATCCATTGAATGTAAGGATTCTTTTATCACTAGTTTCAAATTTAAGATAAGGCCCCCAGTTTCCAATCTTTGCCATTTGTCCTCCTACTTAGCAATAATCTCTGCTAAACTGATACTTCCCGACTTGTCTTTGAAATTTAATGCTCCATTACTTACATCTATCTCTGCCTTTGGATCATCTCCTGCATAGAACTTTCCGAGTATCACAGCCGTTGAATTATCATTGCTCATATGAGCCACAACTACCGCATCATCTTTTTCGAATGTCTGTTTTATACCTGCAAAAGCCAGCACTGGAAGTTCCGTGGTAGTCTTTCCTGTATCAGGATAGGTGACAGATACTCCACCACTTCCTATACTGCTTACAAATCCTATTCTTATCATTATCCGCCTCCTATAATCGTTCAAATATTTTGTAGGCACTGACCTGCATCTTATGACCTGAACCTCCTGACAGCTCATGGCTGACCTTAGTTACATAGTACTTACCGTCAATTCTTCCCATGCCTTTTACCTCTATATTGCATGAAGCAACAATATTGGCATCTCCTAAAGCCGTAAACTCTAAAGTTATAGCTTTTTCATTTTCAGCATTAACCTTTGCTTTTGCAATTCTCTCAGCTTCTTCCTTGCTGTCTGCCTTTTCATTGAGAACTAAAAGCCTTGTTTCATCTCCGACAGTTACAGATATAACTTTTGTTTTTTCCTTTTCATCTTTAGTATTTTTATCTACCTGTGTGTATGATATCTTTGCTCCGGTATACGTACCCACCAGAGTTGTATTCCAAGCCCACTCTTCAAGGTCGTGCTCTGAGTATGTTGCAGTTATACCTCTTCCTTCATAAATGGTCTTATCAAAGATAACCAAAGCCTTTTTATAAATCTTTATAAAGAGACCTTGGTCATTACAAAGTTTTGATATGAATTCACTGTCAGATTGTTCTTCCTGATCTATCTTTTCAATTATCGGTTCCCCTGCCCAAAAGTATAAGTCTGTCATACTATACTTGCCTTTTATCTCCTCAGCAATCTGCTTTACAGTGACCTTCTCCCAAGTCTTGCTTACCTTACCCGTTTGAAAGCCTTGACTTGCCGGAAGGGAAATTCCTTTAATACTGCATTTATGTCCACTGCTTCCGCCAGAATATGTAATATCATCTATTGTAAAGTTTCCACAGTGATACTTCTGATATGTATTGGTACCTGTCATATTGTGGAAGAATATACTTACATCAAGATCGTGCTCTTTTTCTGGGACAAAACCTTTTCCCATTGCCCAAGCAGCATTTCTGTCAGCCAAATCTATTGTGATTTCATCTGCACTTCCTGAATCATTGTCGGTATACGATATACTTTCACATCGGCTTGAGAGACCTACCTCCGCTCCGTCGTACAGTATTTGATATGTAACCCTTCTAGCCTTTTGCATTAAGCATAGCCCTCCATGTTGGATAGTCACTTGGCACAGATTGTCTGATTATATTTTCTTCATCAGGTAGCATGAGTTTTACTCCTGCAGGAAATATGAAAATATCCAGCTTTTCCCTGTTTAAATCCATGATTTTATCGCACATATATTCATTTCCATACACCTCATATGCAATTTGGTCCCATGTTTGACCCTGAATAGTTGTGTACACCTTCATATATTTTCACCTTCCTAAAAGTTAACTCTTCTTTTTCTCTTAAGCCACTGTTCCATCTTTTTATCAAATTCAGACTGTGATTCTTTCTCTGCTTGAACAATATCATCCTTTGTTGGTACTGCCCCTTCAAAGTGATATACAGGAGCATATGTAATAGTTATTCCTTCCGTTTGCCTGGTATTGTCATCCCTTGAACTTCCTACCCCTGATATGCCGTCAACTAATGCAGGTACCGGAGTCTGAACAGAGCCTATAAGCATATCGTCCATTCGTTCTGACAATAACTTAAGTGCAGTGCCTATTACACTGCCTTGACGATTTAGAGCACTGTCCACAAATGATGCAAGATTATCCCACAATGTATCCAATGGAACCACTGCCTCACTTTGTTTTCCTTCTCCAATCATTGCCAGTGTTGGATCTGAAACGATACCACCGGCTGCAAGCTGAGGTACCTCTAACGGTGATAGTTTTTCTATACTTACACCGGGTATTGCATTTATGGCACTTATGGCAATGTTGATCGCCGCAATAAATCCGTTAATAATTCCTGCGGCACCGCTTAATATTGTGTTAATTGCACCTTTTACAGCACCACTGATTGCATCAGATATAGCAACTCCAATTTCAGTAAATGTGCCTACAATACTTTCCCATACACCACTAAAGAAAGTCACGACATTTCCGAACACTTCAGTTATCAAGTTCCATGCCTCTTGGAAGACCGTTCCAAAAAATGATCCAACTGCACCAAATATTGATACAACTGAGTTCCAAAGTGTCTGGAAGAAATCTCCAAATCCGGCAAATATACTTTTTATTGCTTCCCATGCTCCGGCAAAGTCGCCTGTCAAAACACTTGCTATAACTGAAAAAATCCCGGCAATAGTATTAAATATCATTTGGAAGTAGGCACCTACCACATTCCAAACAGATTTAACTATTTCCCATGCTGTTCTAAAAAATGCTCCGATTACATTTCCTACCGCCGAAAATACTACCTTGATATTATTCCAAATCATCTGGAAGTATAAAACTGCAACAGACCATACTCCTTTTATTATTGACCATGTTACTCTAAAGAATCCACCGAGTACACTTCCAACTACAGAGAATATGTTTTTAATTGTTAGCCATACATTTTGGAAGAACGGCTTTACCGCCTGCCAAATATTTTTAATTACATCCCAAGCTGCCCTGAAAAATCCGCCCAGTACACTAACAACTACAGAGAATATGATTTTTATTGAGTTCCATATACTAACGAAATAAGGTTTAAAAGTATTCCAAGTTTCTTTTATTGCTTCCCATGCTGATTTAAAGAATCCAATAACTGCATTAAGAACATTTCCTGCTACAACCTTTATACTTGCAAATGCTTTATTCACAATATTTCTAAAGGTTTCACTTTTGTTATATGCAATTATCAGCCCTGCCACCAATGCGGCAATTGCAAGTACCACTATCATGATTGGATTAGCATTCATAGCCGCATTTAATAACCACTGGCCGGCAGCGGCAGCCTTTGTGGCTGCTGCATGTGCCCATGTTTGAGCTGTGCTGGCAGCTTTTACTATTGCATCCTGAATGTATAGCCCATGAATTGCGGCTGTAAGAGCTATATCTTTAATTTTAGCTATATTCAAAATAGCCATAGCCTTTGCAACAGAATAAATACCTGTTACAAGCTGATAAAATTTAACAGCTCCGACTGCTACTCCTATTGCAGTGATTGTAGGCAAAAATCCATCCCACTCCACAAATGCATCCACTACATCTGCGGCACCTCCGACCACTTTAAGAAGTGCGTCCGTAATATTTGGAATAGCTGTTTCGGCTATATATGTAATCGTAGGTTTGGCATTATCAAAAGCTTCGAATAACCTGTCCTTTAAATCACTTGCTAAATCAATAACGCTTTGTATTGCAGGTTCGTTTTCAGAGATTTTTTCTGTTACTCCGGTGACGGCACTTTCAAGTGTTCCTATCAGAAAGTCCGCCACCTCTTGACCTTTACTTATGAAGTCCTGAGCCACTTCAATGGCACTTCTTACTGAATCAGGCAGCTTAATTCCGAAGCTTTCCTCCATCATCGTGCTGAAAGAATCTATATCTCCTTCCCCGCCTGTAACCGCCACCAAGAAATCCATGACACCTGTGGTCATATTGCCTACACCTGTCATAAATTCATCTATTGGAAGTTTATTAATCATTCCAACGAAGTTTTCTGTAATTTTAGGGATGGTAGCCGCAAATCCGTCTATGATTTTAATTGCATGTGGTCCAAAAGCTTCAATCATTGATATTTTCAGATCACTTACAGCACTGCCCATTCTTGCCATCGCACCTTTTAAGGTGTTTGTGACCTTTTTATCCATTTCATCCAGTGCACCTTCAGAGTTATTAAGGTTATCCGATAATGCGTCCCATGCCGATGCAGTACCATCCACTCCCTCTTTTACTCCTTCAAGCAAATATCCAAACTTTGAGTAGTAGTTTGTTCCGGCAATGGCTGCCATATAGTTATTCTTCTCTTCCTCTGTCAAACCTGACATCGCACCATTCAAATCAATAAGGATTTGACGCATATCTCGCATTTTTCCGGCATTATCATAGACTGCAACACCGAGATCTTCAAATGCAGCCTTTGCCGCATCCTTGGTGGAAATACGCACAAGCATTGAATTCAAAGCTGTTCCGGCTTCTGCACCCTTTACACCATTGTTCGCCAATATGCCAAGTGCTGTCGCAGTTTCTCGGAAATCCATTCCTGATGACCTTGCAGCTCCACCACAACCAATCATTGCTTCCATTAAGTCTGCTGAAGTTGTATTTGCCTTATTATTTGTCATAACTACAACATCTAAGTATTCCTGCAATTCATCTATTCCGACACCCATAGCACTCATAGAGTCAGTGACCTGATCACTTGTGGTCGCCAAATCTGCCTGTGTAGCTTCTGCAAGCTTTAAGACCGGAGTAAGTGCTTTTGTGCTGGTCTCCACATCCCAACCTGCCAGTGCCATATATCCAAGGGCATCAGCCGCTTCCGATGCAGTGAAGGTGGTGGCTTTTCCTGCTTCTCTTGCAGCTTTTGACAGCTTTTCATATTCACTCGCAGTAGCTCCGGCAATACCTGAAGTATTAGCCATAGATTGTTCAAACTCTGAATATTCGCTGACCGCATCTCCAATAAATTGTCCGACTTTTATTGCTGCAAATGCTCCAGTGATCATAACTGCAGCTTTTTTTGCCATTCCTGCAAGATGGTTAATTCCATCCTCAGTCATCCCAAAGCTTTTCTTTAAAGAATTTTCAACTTTACCTGCGATGCGAATTGCCAGCTCTTGTTCGCTGCTTCCTGCCAATCTCTTCCACCTCCTTTGCTACTTCAATCAATTCAAAAACAGACAGGGATAGAAAATAATCCATCCCTGTCTGTAGTGCCATAGTAAGCTGTATGGCAAGCTTTCTTAAATTTTTACCATCTTCAGGTCTTATCCCTCTCCGTAAAAAAAAGAGGTTACCTTATTTTTCACCTTGATTGCATCTCTAGGATGCAAGGACTTGAAAAACTCAACCGGCATTTTTGTAGCTTTTGCGGATATAATGCAAGCATACTCAAGTGACATTTCCGGCAAGAATGAAAAGCTTCCGCTCTTTTCCAGTACTTTGTTTGCTGCAATCATGTCATTTGCGGTCATATCTTCTAATCCACTCAAGTCTATCTCTTCATATTCCTTATCCTCAAAAAGATACTTTTGTGATAAATGGATCACCATTGATGTGTCATCTTTAGATGCCTCTGAACCATTATCCTTAGTTCCTGCTACATTAATTACTTTATCTTTATCTGCCATATATATCTCCTTTAGCACTGACTTCTAATTTTAGCCAGTAGATCTTTATCATTGACTTTGTATACATTGTTGAGCTTATCAAGCTCAATTCTCTTCTTTCCATCATGCTCTATCATGATATATGCGACTTCTACAGTAACAGAGGCATCCATTGTTCCACCCTGCTTAACAGTTCCACCTGTAAGCTTTTTCTGTCTACCTCTTATTACCACTCTCATTCCCTTTGTATCTATACCACCTGTGCTCTTTACTGTATACTGCTCACTTGCTCTAAGAGTTAAGTCAAGAGTTTCTGCTGGAGACATAAGGCTAAAAGCATCCTCATCAAGTATACGGAACGGGATTTCAAGTTCCATACTTCCGAAAGCTCCGATTACAACCTCTTCTATTTCGCCAAGTATACCCGGTCCGCTAAGTGTCTCCGTTGTTCCTTCAAAATCAGGGAGAGTTATTTCCCCTGTCAGTCCAACAAGGGCTGTACCCTTGTAGTAAAGATTAAAATTATTTATTACACCCGGGATTCCAAGAACTCCTGCCATATTTAATTACCTCCTCCACTTAGTGCCGTTGCCAACATGTTTGGATCAAATTCCAAAACATTAAGAATATCTTCTGCAGGTGTATATGGTGCAAGATATTGATGGAATTTAATCTTGCCGTTCAGTATATCTGTTATTTGATTGTCCTTTTCCTCAAATACGATCCTCGCTCCTGCACACTTGCCCTGTGATGTATATGAATTTCCTCTGATATTCTCACTATCGACAATTGATTCAATTAAACGATAATTTGCAGGGTCATCCACTTTCTGGAAATACGTCATAATAAAACTGTTACCCCACCATGAAAAAAACCTTCTACAGCAAAACCATCTGTCTTTAGGATCTGTTACCCCG